CTAAAGGCCTGGTACAGGAAACAGGAGCCGGCGTTAACTTAGGGCATTCAGTTGTCACAAATGGATCTACACTTTCTAGTGCAAACGGCGTCATGTATCACACAATTGACGTTGATGGAACAGATGAAATTACATTGCCTACTTCAGCACAGGCCGGTGATGTACACGTAATTATTGTTAAGTCAGGTGCTTCAACACCAAAAGTTACTTTAACAACAACTGTTCCAGCAGTAAGCGCCCAGGACGTCGTCGCCGGAGACGCTTTTACTTGTGTATACGATGGAAGTGCCTGGGTTGTTGCAAGAAACTTAGCATAATCTAAAACTTTAAGACTTAATATTTAAAGTTTAATAAGCAGCTCTTTTTAGGGCTGCTTGTTTTGTTTCTGGGACACTTTAAACGCAAACCACCTATCTATATTAGCAAGCAAACAATGTTTAATAGGAGTCATCTGTGAAGGTCCCAGCAGCCCTTTTAAGAGAGATCATTGCCTCACTTGTGGATGAGGAAATAAGAAAGGTCAAGGGTGGCTACAAAGTCTATCCAAAGAAGCCGCAAAAAGGCAGAAAAACTCGAAGAGCACTTTCTAAAAAGCCTATGTCGCGTGAAAAAGCATTGCGTCAGCTCCGCGCAGTTGAGCGCAACAAAGCTTTAAAAGAAGATCGACTAACTTACAGCAACATGACAAAACACGAAGAAGTTTTAAGTATGATAGATCACGCTATCGGAGATAGCAGAATTAATGTTGATTCTTCTATAAGGAATGACTTTAAAAACCTTATGAAAGAGATTGCTATTGTAGAAACCGGTTATCAAGATGAAGACGGCAATATTTATCACGATAATGAAATGAATGGCGGAATTAAAGGAATTTTTCAATTATCATTAATAGCACTCAAAGACTTGCGAAGAGATGAAGTTGTTCCTAAAAGTAAACAGAATTTATTTAACAGTGAAGGCTTCAGCAATCCATGGAGAGACCAAACAGATGATGAGATTTTTGGAAATAAAAAACTACAAACAATTGCTGCATGTCTTTACTGCTTATATAGGTATTATAATCAATATGGGGAAGGAAGTCTTGCTTCTATTGACAGCAGAGCAGGATTTTGGGAACAACAATACAACACAGAGTCTGATGAAGAGGGAACTGCTGCGTATTACAAACAAAAGTTGTCAGACTTTGGAGTTTAAAATATGAAAATCACAAGAAAAAAATTACAAACAATAATCAAAGAAGAACTTAAGCGTTTAAGTTTTGCCAAAGATCACGACTACGGAGTTGATGTAATTCCGCATGCAAAACAAGATAAGGCATACGATGATATTATCGGTCATACGTGACTAACTCATGTTCGGAAGAAGGGTTCTTCCTTAAATGAAGTTGGCTATGTTTTATGGCATTCACTCGACAAAAAAGGTAACATTGGTATTTATGATATTGAATGGCCCGATGGATCTATTGAGACAAATGTGCCAGCAAGATTATTGGAAAAAGTAAAAGATTCAGATGACATTAACGAAGTTCACGAATCACACGGCGTTCAAGAAGAAGATCAGCCTGTAAGTGAAAGGAGATATAAAAAATGAGCTTAAATAATCCAAAACCAGGACTTGGGTTTGTACCTGAATATCAAGTCAGCAGCTGGCCTTATTTAACTTGTTCAATAATAAATAGCGCCGGTGATATTGAAACAGTTGAATTTCCTGGAGTAACAAGGTGGATTTGTGTTCACAATAACGCAAGCTCAGGTGCAACTAAAAACTTAAGTTTTGCTTTTACAGAAAATGCTTTTAAATCAGAAAATAGCAATTTTTATACGCTTCACGCAGGAGAGCAAACCATGCGTCTTGAATTAAAATGCACAAAAATATTTTTGTCAGCTTCACATGACGATGTAGGATACAATATTGCAGCTGGATACACAGCAATTGATAGAGATCAATTTCCAATTTTGACCGCATCGAATGGTTTTGAAGGAGTCGGATAATTTTTGTCAATCAAAACTCTCGAGAATATATATTAAGACTAACCCTGTCTGGAGACTTTTGTGGCAACATTTACTACTACGACTGCACCCACACCCTTCGGAATATTTGACTCTGACTCTGATTTTTCTACAGAAGCAGATCAAATGGTTACGTTTATTAAGAGAAAGCTAGGTGACGATGTTTTAAGTGTTGAGCTCACAAAAAAACAAATTTGGGGCAACATGGAAGAGTCTTCACTAGAATACAGTTCCATCTTAAATCAGTATCAAGCAAAGTCACAGCTTGTTAACTTTCTCGGTTTCGCCACAGGTTCTATGACCGGCGCCGAAGAAAAATATGTCCGCGATAATCTTGAATACTTGACAAGATTTGCTGAGCCTTATGCTATGGAAGCAGGAGTTGGAGGATCTTACAATACAAGATCCGGTTCGATTGAGCTAGAATTTGGGCGTCAAGACTATGACCTTTATACAGAGCTAAAAGATGAAAGCGGCACGGCGATTTTTGACAATTCTAAAGGAAAACTTAAGATTGTTGAAATGTTTCATTTTAACCCACAGGCAGCATATAGATTTTTTGATACAACATCAGCTATCAATTATCTTAACAATGAGTTTTCTTTTGAGTCTTTTACTCCAGAAACTATTTTTTATGTACTTCCTGTTTTTGAAGATATTTTAAGAGCAGGCCAGCTTGACCTTTCCAACAGAGTAAGAAGATCAAATTATTCTTATGAAGTATCTGGTACCAAAATTAGAATTTTCCCCACGCCTACCACAGATACAAAAAAGCTTTGGGTTCGCGTAAGACAGTATGCCGACCCGATGGATCCTGCGTACAAAGACGAAATGATCCATGGAGTCTCAAATATGTCGAATATACCTTTTGGTAATTTGACTTATTCAAGAATTAACTCAATTGGAAAACAATGGATTAGGCAATACACGCTTGCCCTTTCTAAAGAGCAATTAGGACTAATTAGATCTAAGTTCGGCAACATACCAATTCCGGGTGGCGACGTTTCACTAAACGGAGGAGACTTAATTAGTCAAGGACGCGAAGATCAAAAAGATTTAAAAACTCAGTTAAAAGAAATGCTTGACACAATGACTTATGATAAGCTAGTAGAGATTCAGTCAACAAGGGCTGAACAAATGAACAAACAGTTGCGTTACATTCCAATGCCTATAGGAAAGGCAATAATCATGGGGTAAATTATGGGTAGATTTTTTATCACTCCTAGAGAGATAAACTTTATCAATGACGTAGCTAAAGAACTTGTAAAAGATGTTGTAGGACAAAAAATTTATTATTTTCCAATATCTGAAGTCAAATCAAAAGTCCACGATGTTTATGAAGAATCTCCAGACAAAGTTTTTGAAAATCCAATAGAAATAGATTGCTTAGTAAAGTATCAGCCGCAGGAAATTAGAACAAATAGATTTGGTTCTGAAGAATACTATACAGTAGAGGCTTATGTTCAGTCAAGAGACTTGTTAGACAAAGGAATTGAAGTTCTTGAAGGTGATTTCTTTTCATATGGTTCTACGTTCTTTGAAGTAATCAAAGGGCCTTCTTCAGATGTAATTTTTGGTCAAATTGAACACAAAAGTTATATCACAATTACTGGTAAGCAGTCCAGAAAAGGTCAATTTTTGGCGAAAATATTTGGCCCAACTTCGGAAGTATATTCAGATAGTGATGCTGTGCAAGATACTTTTGTTCAGCAGCGAGGATTTGAAAAGAATAGACTGGGTGAAACAGGAGATATTAGACAACTAAGAGAAAATGGTGTTTTAGATAATCCTATTAGCGGCCCCAAAGAAGTTTCACCGAAAGGAGACCCAAGAGGTGTAGGATCATCTTTCTATGACGAAGAGGGTGATTGATTATGGGACATCAAGTAAAAGGTGAAAAAATAATTAAAGATTTTGACGGGAATAATGCGCCTGAAGATTTTGACATTCCTTCTATTGGCATAGAAGATATTGATCGAGCGATATTTGAACTGTTTGATAAAAAGTTGTCTTTTGAAGTGAAGCACAAAGGAACACTTCAAAAAGTTCCTGTTATTTTCGCGTCAGGTGAAAGGTTTGCGCTTACCAGAAGAAAAAACCCTATTAGAGATAAAGAAAATACTTTAATTTTGCCTCTTATTTCAATTATGCGTCAAAATATTGATTTTTCTCCTTCGCAGGCAAATAAAAAAACTGCAATTGCTTTCAGAGAACAGCAAAACTATGTTATCAAATATAAACTTAGTGAAAGAGATAGAAAATATCAAAATATTATTAACAAGCAGAACATTAAAAATCAAAACAACGTGTCTTCTGCTAAAAACTTTTCTTTGACTACGCCTTCTCCTGGATCAATTGCAAAACCAGGCACTGTATCTACTAAGCGTACAGAAACCGCATCTAGATTTTCCAGTTTAGCACAATTGAGTCTTGGTGAAGGATTAGGAAAAAACATATTTGAAGTGATTCAAGCTCCGTATCCTGAATTTGTAGCTGTTACCTACGATGTAATTTTTTGGACTCAGTATATGCAACAATCAAATCAAATGCTAGAAACACTAGTCGTTAGCTTTACCGGGCAAGGGGAAGAAATTCCTATAATAACAAGCGGAGGTTATGAGCTGGTTGCTTTTTTCTCTGGCCCGTTTGCCAATAGCGGGACTAACTTAGACGATTTTACTGAGTCTGAAAGAATTATTAAGCATACTTTTTCTGTTACAATTCCTGGCTACATTATCAATCCGAAACACCCAGGAATGCCTAAGATGTTAAGAAGTTACGTGTCAGCGCCTAATTTAAGCTTTGGAGTCAATATTGGCGACGTTGAAAGTATTAACTATCAACCTGAACGTAAGTCAGAAACAGTTAAGAGGCATGTACTTGAAGATTTAACTAATATAAAAGAACACGAATTAGTAAGAGGAGAATCAAGAGAAGTTATACAAAACACTATTGTAAATCCCTTTACAAAATCAACAAAGACTGAGTTTTCTAGAATAAGAACAAGAAATCAAAGGGCAGGTGAAACTGTTGCGTCTTCAGAGATAATTGAAGAAATTGAAGAAATTGAGACATAATTAAAATAGATGTTTAGCAAAGACAAACATAGTTATAATAGGATTTTTTAGGAGTAATTGATGGCAGAACAAACTTTCAGATCTCCGGGCTTTTTTGAGCGTGAAATTGATTTAACTCAAAGAACAACGGAAATTGTAGGAGTTCCTGCAGGCGTTATAGGTACTGCACAAAAAGGACCGGCTTTTGTTCCTGTTACCGTCGGGTCGTTTTTAGATTTTGAAAATAAATTTGGTTCATTAGATCCAGAAAAATTTGGGACTTACGCAGCCAACGAGTGGCTTAAAAACAGGACAGCATTAACATACGTTAGAGTTTTAGGTGCAGGAGCAAATAGCACAACTACAGATATATCGAATACTCAGACTGCAGGAACTGTAAAAAATGCAGGCTTTAAACTTTCTGGATCTAGATCAGACTCAGACAATAGGTACAACGGGACAGTTCAATTTCTTGCTGCAAAACACAATCCACCCGGCAACGAAGCGTTTGGAATGCCTTTATTTACTGACAATCAATCGGTAAATGCAGCCGGTGATGTGCACCTAATCAGAGCAATGCTAATGACTCCATCAGGATCTAGATTTGAAGTTTTGGACCATGATGCTTTCTATGCAGGAACAACTACTACAGACGATACAGCAAAGATAAGAAGTTTTGATGGAACTCCTGAACAAGGTATGTTTAA